CTATGAGCTCCACTAGTGATCTAACATCACACACTGAGGCGTACCAAGTACGCTTCCCGATCTCGTTAGAATGGTAGGTCCAATGGCTCTTGCTCATATCAATCCTAGACATCTCTATATGGGCGAATCGTTCATCTACAATGTAGATGGATCGGTTTCGTCCCATAAAAAGTTGTTTCAGGATCTGTCTGATCAAGGGGTGAAGGTCTCTCAAGGGAATCCAGGTCCTCCTTTTCGGAGTGGCGGGGTCTTTCTGAAGAAGAAAGTTCGCGCGGATGTTTATCCTTCTGGATTCGTTATATGTTCTCCTAACGGTCAAGGTCCAACTAAGAACTTTTACCGAGGGAGTTTCATACCGGCTATCAATTATGCGACTTCATCTTCTTATGTTGAAGCGCTTAATTTGAATCCGGCTGTCTGGGGAGCTACTGGTTTTGCTCGGTGTAAACCTGGCAATCCCACAGCTTCCGTAGGACAGTTCTTGATTGAACTTCGTGATCTTCCAAGGATTCCATTCCAGCAACTTTCGAAGTTTCGGGACCTAGGTTCCGAATACTTGAATGTTGTTTTTGGGTGGAAACCTTTCGTCCAAGATCTTATTTCGATGTATAATACGTTCGCTAACTTGCGAGCGCAGCTTGAGCGACTTGTCGCTAATCGCGGCAAGCCTATCAAGCGTCGAATGCGTCTTGGGAATACTGAGTCTGTATCTACGTCTTCCACCACATCTCCCTTTGGAAATGTGTGGTTGTACCCTAGTACAGGAACAGTAAGTTTCCCAAGTACAAAGACCGTGGACGTCACAACACACCAAGATTTCGAGTTTTCCGGTACTTTCAAGTACTGGATTCCCGACCTTGGTGAGAATTTATGGACTAACAAAGCTACTTATGCTTTGTTTGGCCTAAATCCTACTCCTAAGTTGTTGTGGGATGTCATTCCTTGGACCTGGCTTATCGGCTGGTGCTCTAATATTGGCGATGTTCTTGCCAATATTAGTAGTAACGCAGTCGATTCGCTGGTTGCTGACCACGCGTATGTAGTTGGTAAACACACTCGTGTTACTACCACAACTGTCAACGGTGGACAGATGTCTTTGCAAGGTACGGTTATTCCGGTTACTTGCTCTGCATCTATCACTGATGAAGTTCTACATCGCGTTCCGGCATCTCCATATGGGTTCGGGATCTTACCAACATCACTTGATGCTGGTCAGATCGCCATACTATCAGCTCTTGGAATTTCCAGGCACTGGTAGTATGACTTCCTTCTTCCTCAGGAATCCTTGCCTTGTTCAGTGACCCTCAAAGCGTAACCGTTAACGCTGTTCCGATTTCTCTTCCTCGTATCTCGAGTGCAGGGACTTCATCGTCCTACCGCTCTTCTGATACGACTGAGATGCTTACTATCAGTTCTACTGAAAGTAAGCGCAATCGGCGCACCGTTCGCCTCGACTTTAACAAGATCGCGGCGGATCCGATTACTGCTGTGAACGCAAAGTTCAGTGCGTCGGCGTATCTTGTTATCGATACTCCTACGTCTGGTTTTACGAACACCGAAGTGGGATATCAAGTTGCAGCACTTGTTGCATACTTGACTACCACTAACGTAAATAAGGTTCTTAACGGGGAATCTTGATTCTCCGTTGGCTCCTTATGAGGTTTCCACTTGCAAGGCTCGGGATTACTGACCAACCCCTTGAGGATGGCAGTATGAAAAGCCTTACATGGGTCCTGAGATCGGCACTTGCAGATGCAAGTGCTAGGTGTGATGCTGACACCAGCCGCGACATCATTACGATGGAGCGGCGAGTCAAAGACGAGGGACTGTCATTTCTGACAATTTCTCTTCCAAACTTCAACTCTGACTTCGAAAGGAGTCTTGAGTCTGGTTTGGTAGCTCGCGGTACATTTCTTGGTTTCAAGAAGTGTAAAGCGCTCCCTGCGTTTATGCAGGGTTTGCTTGAGCTAGTCTTTGACAAGGTATCTGGCGAGTTGCTCCCCGAGCCATCGTCCGAGGCAATTCTTTGCATAAGGCAGATTTGTCTCATGTTTAAGAAATTGCAAAAGCCTTGTTCACCCGAACGGGTTTCGAAGGCTTACGATAAGTTCGTGGAGTGTGAGTATGAAGTCAGACTTGGAAATTCGTCGATCTCTTCTCGAGACCGCGAAGACTTCCGACGTCTCTCCAGCCTCCTTTGGTCGAAAGTCCTCAGGGAGCTGGATGGCGATCTTGCTTGCTATAGTCTCATGCCTAAGCATGGGCCTGGCGCAACTGCCGAACGCATCTCTGGAAACCAGAAATACGTTCTGCACAATTGGCACGATCGCCTTGAGGTTACTTTCCCAATCGTTGAATATGGAATTCCTTCCTATTCAGCCCTTGGTGAAGTGAACTCAATTGACTTCATCGAACCTGGAGCAGAATTACCCGTTAGGGTAATTACTGTTCCTAAGACGCTTAAAACGCCTCGCATCATTGCGATTGAGCCTGTTTGCATGCAGTTTGTGCAACAGGCTGTTTCGCAGAAGATCATGTTTCTCTTAGAGAGCCATGGTCTTACGAAGGGCCACATTAACTTTTCTAACCAGAAAGTTAATCGTGACCTTGCCTTTCAGAGTTCAATCTCTGGTTGTTTTGCAACCCTAGATCTCTCTGAGGCTAGCGATCGCGTTTCTGCTTTACTTGTTTCCGACATGCTTGATTCCGTTCCCTTAGTTAGGGACGCTATCATGGCCTGTCGTAGCCGTACAGCAGCTGTTGAGGGCGAAATCCTGCCTCTCAACAAGTTCGCGTCTATGGGTTCAGCCCTTTGTTTTCCCGTTGAGTCAATGGTGTTCTTTACACTATTGATTTTCTCGGAAATACGAAGGCTCAACTTGCCGATATCTATGAGGTCGATCGAGAATTCTCGAGCGACCTCGTTCGTCTATGGGGATGACTTAATTGTCCCCTCTGACGCAGCATCTCATACCTGTAGTATCCTTAAGTCTTTTGGACTCAAGGTGAACGTCGCAAAATCTTTCTGGACTGGGAAGTTCAGAGAGTCTTGCGGCATGGACGCTTATAACGGAGTAGACGTAACACCTGTCTACTTTCG